CACCTAGTTTAGAGGTTGTGCAAGGTGTGTATGATATAATTGAAAATGTTAATGGACCTTCTTATGTATATTTAACATATATAGAAAACAATAAGAGGGTAACTTTTAAGTTTAAAAAATCTACTTCATTAAAAATAGAAGAAAAACTACAAAAATATATAAACATACGGAGCTAAGAAATGACATTACCAGGAACATACCAAAATCCATCCACTAAACCATGTTGGACTTTTTGTTCATCATGCAACAGATGCCAGGATAAGGGCAGATACACTAAATGTAATTCATGTAGCGGTAGATATGATCCGCTAGGTAAGACTGATCCACATCCAGAAGATTTTTGCGACTGCAAGAATGGAGTCTTAAGATGGAAGACAAAAGAGGGTAAGTTAATTATGACTCGCTTTAAGACAAATCCATTTAAAGGTCAGGTAAAATATGAAAAGAAGTCAGAGGATGAAAGAGATTGGGATTCTTATGTGGCGGACATGAGAGAAAAAATGGATGATCCAAACTGGAATCCTATAGCAATATATGAGGAGGATTAATATGCTTAAGCATGAAGTGGGTAGAATGCTACTGAATAACATGGCATTGATAGAATATAATACAGACGAACCTAGCTACTTTATTCAGTCTGGAGTTGCTGGCTTTAATGCAACAGCTCAAGAGTTATCAGACTTATATGGATTGTTGAGTTACTATTTTAATATTGACTCAGTAAATAATACTGTTATCTCTCTAACAGAAGGGGGAGATGATGTCTTGGCCATATAACGAAGATGATCAAATGGAGTTGGGAACAAGCGGTTGGGCAACACTTGGCGAAGGTAGGTATAAAAATATTTACACTGGCAACACCCTTGATGAAATGGGTAATGAATACGATGTAAATGGAAATTTAATATTCGAAAACAAAGATCCTTACGGGGATGGAATTGAAGACTAATGAAATTAGCTATTAGAAACTTAGAAGATGTAAGTGATTTTGAAAAATTATCTTTAACTGATTTTTCGTATTCAAGAATGGATACATATAAAATGTGTCCTTCAAAATACTTTTATACATATATACAAAAAGAACCACGTCTTTTTGGAGAAGCAGCAGTGCTGGGAAATATCGTACACTCCGTATTAGAGGACAACGTAAGTGCAACTGATGTATTAGATTTTACAAAGTTGCAAGAAGCTTATACCAGTGAAATAACAAGTCAAGATCCAGAAAATAAAATTAAACCTGAGTTAATTAATGCGGGTAAAGAAATACTAGACGAGTTCTTTGACCAGTATGCTAACACTAAGTTTGATGTTCTTCATAAAGAATATGGTTTTAAATTTGTTTTAGGTAGCTATTTAATATCTGGCTACATAGATAGAATAGATTCTTGGGGTGAAGACGGCGTTAAGATTATAGATTACAAGACTGGAAAATGGGAAGTATCACCAAAGGATATACCGACTAATTTGCAATTAGGCATTTATGCGATGGCAGTAGATTATCTATATCCAGATAAAAATATCTACGCAGAACTTTATTACCTTAGATCCCGGAAGGCGTAAAGGTCACCTATTTACCAAGGATGATATAAATAATATTAAAATTAATTTAATAACTACGTTAGATTTAATTATAAACGACTCTTCATTCTTGCCCACAAAGAATGAACGTGTCTGCACGTTCTGCGACTTTGCTAAATCTGGTGCTTGTGGAACTGGTGTATTTAGAGCTAGAAAACTAGCAAAAGCTTAGTTATTAATTTAACTATAGAAAGCAAAAAGCCAGGGCGAAAGCCCTGGCTGATTACTTTTTGGGTATTGACAATTAGAACGCTGATACTGGATTCAGCGCTGCGTCTTCGATGAGATCGAAATCGCTGAACTCACTAACCACCTTGGTGGCTTCTGTGCGTGAGTATCCGAGTCTACTGAGGTCTGAAATAATCTCTTCGTTAACCTCAATTAGCATACTGTCAATGATTGTGTTTAATGTGTTCATGTTTTTATTATACTCCGTTTTGTTTTGTTTGGCAACCCTTACGGGTTTTTTGTTTTTTTACTTTTTATAATTTATAATGGAGTAGATTAGTTTAGATCTAAAGGATACCATGAAAGAGCTCAACATTGTCAAGCCGGAGGAATATTTTTTGGAAATTTCTCCATTAAAAAAACATCCAGATTTTAGTAAAATAAAAACTATTATACCAGATCACGATCCTGCAGAGACTTCAAGCATTAAGAGAGGTAACGCATATCAGCATACTAAGACTGGTTTTAGAGAAGACTTAGGCTTAACTTTGAGGTCAAATTGGGAAGCAAACTTTGCAAGAATTTTAACAGCGTATAAGATCAAGTTTGATTTCGAACCAACTGTTTTTGCGTTTCCAATTAAGAAGCGGAACCAAGGGGTATACTCCTGACTTCTTCATGCAGAAAGATTCTAGTTGGGTGGAACTCAAAGGTTACCTTGATGCAAAGAGTATGACAAAAATAAAAAGATTTAAAAGATACTATGAATCTGAATTTAATAAATTTACATTCATCATAAGTAAGTATTCAACTGATGGTAAAAATTTCGCAGCTGAACTAGAAATACCAAGAGTAATCTTCTATGAAGATATTAGAAGTTTTTACTCTGATAAAATATCAATTTGGGAAGGTAAGTAATTATGGCGGCATACAAGGAACAATATTATAATTTAGAAGAGGAGGAGATGCAGGCACTGATAGCTAAAGCTAAAAGTGGAGATGAAAGAGCTAAAAAAGAATTACTAAAAGTTTTTAATAATTTTCTTACAAAGTATACAACACTATTGTATTATGGTAAATATAATTTGAACGACTACGACATAAGAAGGTTTACATCTTTATTCGTAAAAGATTCCTATGTTAGATTTGCTCTCATGAAAAATAAGCTTAATCAACCTGGATACAAGCATGTAAACGAAGTGCTACGACGGTATAGTGTATATGGCAAAAAGATATGGAGAAGAAATAGATGTCAGACAAACTGTAGATATGACATTCTTTCAATGCATAGGCAGATATCAAAGAAAAGACTCTGAAAAAGGGCCAATACCATTTAGTCGGATTTTTATATAGTTACTTTTTTTATCTTCTTAAAAAGAATGTTGACACATTTTTAATAGATCAATTAGGAAGAAAAAGTTTTCCTCTTTTAAGTGATGATTCAAATGATGATGGAGAAGATGGAGAAAAGCAAGTTGGCTTTAAGGCTCCACCAGAAGAGAGAGAGATGGAAGAGTTTCTTTCTACCGAAGACATTAATGAGTTTTGGGTACTTGGAGAAACATGTGCGGAGCCTTTTATATTTCTTTCAGTACAGGAAAGACAACTACTTAAATGGCGCTATATAGATGATCTAAGATCTAGCGAGATAAGTAAAAAAATATCAGAACATCCCAATACGGTAAGAGAACATTTAGGTAAAATAAGGACAAAGGTAACCAATCTTGTGATAGAATCTAAGATGCGAGATGAAATCAACTTCAGATAGGTAGACAATGAACCTTCAGTCTTTACAAAAAATGAATGAATTACTAAGAGGATTTATAGGTCCTCAAATAGAAGAAATTATTTCAGCATATACTTCAGACAGCAGTAATTCACTATATTTTGTATCTATACCAGACGTAGACACATTAGATTTGGGGATTCATGAAATGGCTTCATTAGTAGCAAGAACTTCAAACGTTTATGGAAGAGTTGCAAGATTGGCCGGTATGGCTAGAGCTCAATATAAGTTAATAGAGGGAAGTTACAAGAAGGTATACAAGGCAAATAGAGTTGGAAAGAACGAAGCTGAGCGTGAGGCAAACGCTCTAGAAGCCGCAGAGAGTGAATACACTGCTTTGATAACAGCGGAAGCCATAGTAAATTTAGCTGAGTCTATGGAACTTGCAGCTAGGATAGCATCCGAATCTTCTAGGAAATTAATTGACAAGATTCAATCTATGCAGGTAGCTTCTGTCAGAGAAGAAAAAGGATATTTTAATGATAAAGATTTTAACACCTACTAAAAGTTTAAGGAATCACTTTGTATATAGCTCATTATAAATCGGTTAATTCAGCCACTGAATTTTATTCAAAAGTTAGAGACACTCTGGATTATCCAACTCAAGTTGAGCACAACAAGGAAAGATACATGCTTAACTTTACTTACATAATAAATGGTCAAACTCAATTAAAAAATTTTAAAGATAGAATAAAAAGTTTGGGTATTGAAATAGACGTAAGTGTAAACGATAAGTAAGCTGTTTTCCTGTGATTATAGAAGTGTTTTGCGATGGTGCATCAAGAGGTCAGGGTCAAAAAAAGATTGGAGAAGCGGCCTGCGCGGTATCTGTTTATAGGAATAGAAAAAAAATAGCGCAGTTTGCCAGGGGTTTAGGTCCAAGGACTAATAATGAGGCAGAGTATGAGGCAGTAATATCAGGACTGCTTATATGTTCAATGGGTGAATTCTACGATCCAATTATAT